CCTACCGCAACTTCAGCCTTAGAGGGTTTACCACCCTCTTCAATTGAAGGGCGAATAGGAGTGCGTAGGAGGAAATTAGTCCCTACTTCTAGGGAACCATCAGGTGACGAGCCTGAAGGTGAGATAGGTCATGCCCCACATCCTTTCTCCAATACACCGAATCTTGGTTTCCACGACCGCCAGCACCTCCCCTCACCGAAGAGGGCCAGTGACGCCTGGATCACTCCAGACGTATGGATAACTGATCCTTACCTACCCTAGGGATTAGGGAAGAAGGTCGAGGAAGACGTAACGGTAACGGGACCAACTGGGCACTTTCACTTATCAGCAATCTGGTAAGCCATTACCTCACCAACAACTGGTGACAGTGGCGAAAGTGTAGACCAATTGGCCCGGCCGTCCTAATCAACCTCTAGTTCCTTTGGATAAGGAGCAGAAACTGGTCGGATACGTGGGATCCCTTCCGGGATCCCAAGACCGAATGTGTTGGAGCCTCGGACTCGGATCTGCTTCCACGGACAGTAGAGGTCAGTGAACCGGGGTTCCAATTCCCTCTCGCAAGCTCGGTTGAGCTCTGCGATCGGCAATGGAATCCGGACCACTGAATTCTCCGCCCTGAAGCGAGATACCGAGCCGATTAAAATGTGTTATGGTATCCCGGACTACCTGAATCCGCCTTTAGGAAAGGCAGTTTCAGAGTCGGGGTGCGAAATGATGACTATGAGCGCCGCGAGTCGCCTAGGAAGAGTTTCCCAGGCAGACCCGAGGCGGGCCATATTCTTCATACCCACCCCGAATGCTGCCATTGCCTGAGATAATGAGGGTGTCCGTCCCAGGGCTAACCATTGGCACATTGCGACGCATGCACTCAGCGATTGCTGAGACATGAGCCACAAGTTCCAAGGTAACCCTGTGACGTCCACGCCTGAGCGGTAAACTCTTATTCGCAAATTCACCTGATTTGTTAATCAGAGATTTTGCTAATCCGATCTCAACGCCCAGGTTCTCCATCACCCTCAGGTAGTGCTTCGCGACATCCTCGTTGCCAATGATGATGTCGTCACCAAGGACAGCGTAGTCCCGGAACCAACCAGCTATACCTGCACAAAAGGCAGCAAACTGCACGATCGCATGATGTGTAAGAGCTAACATGGCCCAGGACGAGTAAGCCCCCATTGGCTGGCCGACAGCGTACCGGTACCTTTCCGACTCATCATAGAGATGGATCGGATCGGCCGGCCTGTCTCTAACCGATGGTAGAATCGCGTATTCGCGGTCTACCAACAGGGACTTCCACGCCTGTGCAAAGTTAGCGTTAAACATCACCGCCAGGATTGATTGTTGGACCCGCACTGGTAGTCTATCAGTCGCTGCCGATAAATCGAAACTTGCTAAATACCCAGAGCGGGAACGCTCGATCAACGCCTTAACAGGCTTATGCTGATCAGACGTTCCGTCCTGAGGTATTTCCCTTAGCAA